GATATTTTCCGTGATGAGCAGCGTCGTCTGAAAGGGTACTTTGAGGAGCATAACAGGCTAATCAAGAAAGATGATAAGCCCAAGAAGAGTGGTAAGAAGTCTATTGACTTTTACGAAAAGTAAGCCACAAGGTACAAAAAACAAAAAACATTGCCAGGGGTGGATTATCCCCAAATCTCTCAGCCAATAGAGCGCACACCACGCTGTATTGGACGAGCTTAATTTCCTGTTGTGTTTTGACCATCGACCGTTTCATAGACCCCCTAGACTTCTGAAGACCTGTGACAGCAGTATTAATCTTACCGATCGTGCCAGGTATTTCTGTCGTCTTCATGAATATGTCCCCGACATCCACAGATTCTATGATTTGTTGTTGAATGAGAGGTTCCAGATAGGTGAAGTAGTTGAAATCCGGGTCCAGTTTAAGACAAATACCTTCAATCGTGGAGAAGGCTTTGGCAAGATACACAAAACTACTCGGTACGACGAATGGTTTCTCTATAGCAAGTTGTGCGGCGAGATCATCATTCACGATACCAGAACCATCCAAGGTTTCTAGGTATCCCAAGATGGTCTCGAAGAAGAGTTCAATATCCGAAACATCGGAAGATGTTGGAACGATGACACCCAACTTGACGAGTGTATCAACTATACCAGCGGTGTCCCGCATGATTATGAAACCGAAGAGTTTTGTAAATCCATCCCGGAGTTCTTCGGATAGTGGTACAAGTAGACCAAAGTCATAAAATACAAGTTTCCCCTTAGATGAAAATCCTAGGTTACCGGGGTGTGGGTCAGCGTGAAAGAGGCCGTTATCCATGGTTTGAATAACGTAAGAATTGATCAGGGCTTCACATATCTTCTTCTTGTTCACCCTCTTGTCTGTGATCTCCGTCAACTTGGTAGAGGGTACATATTCCATGACAATCATTTCATCGTTCGAATACTTTTTGTACACTTTAGGAACTTTTACCCAATCCACATCCTTCATACTCTTCCGAAACTTTATGGCATTATCAATCTCTTGTTTATAATCAGCCTCACCCAACAGATATTCGATCGACTCATCAAGGACCGACCCCGAACTGTTCCCCGTGTCAAAACCAACTCGTTCTAAAAAGTGTACAATGTCGCGTATGGTATCAGTGTCCTCCTTCATGATATCCAGGATTCCTGGGCGTTTTAATTTTACAACAACTTTTTGACCGTTTTGGAGTACAGCCATATGGACTTGGCCGATACTCGCGGATTTAAATGGTACAGGGTCAAATTCCTTGAAAATATCATAATCTACAGTGGTATCGAATTCCACGGGAGGGACTTCATCTTGTAATGATTCCAACTCTTTTGTAAATTCTGGTGGATAGAGATCCCCTCTCGTCGAAGCGATTTGACCTAATTTTACAAAGGTTGGTCCAAGTTCGAGGAGTTCTTCCTTCGTCCATCGACCCAATTCAGATTTATTTTGTACAGTGGCATTTTTCCATAGAAACTTACCAGCAAACTTCCATGTTTTCAACTTCCTACTCGGAACTTTGACTGGTACATGTTGAGCAACACATAACATTCTACTTTCTACAAATGTTTTTTATTTTCTTAAGTTACATAAATGGTAAAAGTTGCTAATCTTTTCAGTCCCGTCACAGGTCCAGCTGAAGTATTCGTGCGTACCCAACCGATTGTCTTCTCCCTCATCATCTTGTATCAAGGTCTTTTCTCGGGAAATGCGATTCAGATTCCCAATAGGCTCGGCGTGCTTTTCGATAACAAAGTGTTTCGGTTCACTTCCCTCATGCTCATCGCCTTCAGTGCGACCAAGGATATCGAATACGCCCTCTTCTCGACCCTCATATTCTTGAGTGTGATATATGCTTTGCGAACGCCTGAGGAGCGTAAAAAAACTGGGTTTATATAAATGCTCTTCGTCGTGCTTTATTTTTCATATCTCATATTAGGTCCACACTGGGAATCGAAACTTTTAACGGGTGAAAAATTCGCCATCGTAGATAGTGTACGCGAACTTTTCAGGCGCTCAATTTTCATATCATACGTCGCACTTCTCATGATCGCATGGTTTTTGTACAAACCTTCCCAGACCTCATTCTTCAGTGCGTTGATACTCACGATGATGGCGATGACTGGATTTCACCTCAAATACGGACCCGAGAAACCCATTCCCACGCATCTATTATTGACACTGTTTCTTCTTTACCAGGGTCGACAATACATGAAACCCCAACTGTGGTTGACTGTGGCTCTCATCGGATTTTACACGCTCATGCACGAAAAATTATATATCCCTTAAAAGTAGAATGAAGATTCACATCGTAGGAGCAGGACCCACGGGTATGTCACTCGCATGGGAACTTTTGAAAACAGGAGAACATGAAGTCGTCATTTACGACCGCAAGGACTCGGGTGGTGGATCATGGTGGGAACCGGATGACGAAGTCCGAGACCTCCACGCACACAGAATCGTCTTCGATCGTGCATTCGTGAACACACAGTCACTCTTTAGTGAGATGGGTATCGATTGGAACGAAATGTTCCAGGCGAAAGATAATGGGGAACATGTTGGTTTTGTCCTGCGTTCTTTGAGTGTCAAAGATTACGTAACCCTGATCGCGATGTTCGCTCGCGTTTTGTCACAATCGAACAAGTATAAATCTGTGTCCGTGAAAGATGCCGTCGGCACCCTGAGTGAAAAGGGACAACTTCTCATCGAGCATCTTCCACTGATCATGGATGGTGTCACATGGGATGTCATGTCCGCGCATGAGTTTGTACAAAACCTGAATCATGTTGGTCTTTCAAAGCCTTACACACAGAAGGTTTCTGGCAAGATTATGTGCGATGCCATGGAAAACGCAGTCATAGATGCTGGTGGTAACTTTGTGTTTAACGTGGAACTCACAAGTGTCGCATATGGCGAAGATACGTATATGGCCAAATTTTCGAATGGTACGATCATAGAAGATGGTATGCTCTTTTTGTGTCTCGATAACAGCCCAGCCCTAAACTTTCTCGCTGAAAACTGGGGTGAGGACGCAGACAAAAAAGTGCGGGAGAGTACGTATGGTGCCATCAATGTTCTCTTAGATTACGAAGATCCAATTGAAATTCAATCCGATCTCGAAATCGCTACGAAAACGCGGTGGAATCTTCAACCCAAGGTACTCTCCGATGGTAAAACACTTTCCTGTGTCATATGTGACCTCAACGAAGACATTCTGGTGACCAATCCAGAAATGCTCAAGTCGGAAGTACTCAAACAGTTGGGTCTTCCCAGTCCCAAAGAGATGCGAATCGCGTGGGGTGCCGAATGGAAAGGAAAGCGTTGGGAATTCTCGCAATCGTCAGGTGTTCTCAGTCTTCATGGACAGCTCCCTTTTTTTGGAAAGTGTTCGAAGGTTGCGATGTGTGGTATGATGTCTCCCAGGAAGACACCTTATTCGAGTATAGAAGCGGCTGTAGAAGTTTCAAGAGCCCTGAGTCACCAGCAATTTGGTACGAGAGAGCCTCTTCAGCCTATTCTCCTTTCTCAAGTGATTTCGATCACACTCGTGATACTTATAGTTTTAATTCTAGTGTACCGTAACAGAAATCAATGAAGTTCTCGGCGAAAGTCTACGAACCGTTATACGATTTCAATAATAAAAAGTATGTACGCCTTGTGATTCCTCAAAAAGTTTCTGAAATCATCGAGCGTACGCACACATCGAAGATGCATCTCATACAGAATTCAAAAATAGATACCCCTCTCGATGGTCATGTACTCACGGTGAAAGTTCCGTTCCGTTACAGGAGAGTGATGTGCGAGGTCAGGGGTCGACCCATACAGTCTCTTATAAAGGGTGATGAAGTGGAAGTTGTCGTAGAGTTCAAGGGTGCTTGGAATGTTGGAGATTACTCGGGCTTCTCTTGGATACTCTCGAGCTGTTCAGTGGGATCATGAGGAAGATCAATCTGGGTCAAGCCACCCCTTTTGAACCCCTCAAAAGTCTGGAGCATACCCTGAAGCCTGAATACTTCCTGGGTCATCTGCTCGATGTTCATACGAAGCTTCTTAATGTTCTCTTCGACGTCGACGATAGGCATTTTTGTACTCATTTAAAGTTTTTCCTCTTTAAATCAGTATGCTCACTCGGACTGGTTACTTGGTGAATACAGGTCCAATCCAAGAAATTAAAAAAGAACTTACGGTAAGACCCATCGTCAATGGGGACTTTGGATTTCCTCCACCACCTTTCAAAGTTTTCAGAGCAACTAAGAATGGAGTGTGCGTTCCAAGATTCTACGGAACTGCTAAACTTGGGGAGCCTAGTGAAGATCGAAGACCAGAACCCACCCGTATCCGGACCAGATTCGTCGGGCAGCTCAGAGACGCTACACACCAGAACGAAGCACTCGCAGCAGCAATTCAGGCAGGCCACGGCGTCCTTTCTTTACCATGTGGGTATGGGAAGACGACGGTTTCCCTTGCCATAGCCTGTAAGCTGGGATACCGCACGATGATTGTCGTTCACAAACAATTTTTGGCTGATCAGTGGCGTGAACGCATTCAACAATTCTGCCCGGGTGCTACGATTGGTGTCGTTCAACAGAACAAGAAGGAGGTTGACTGTGATTTTGTCATCGCGATGCTTCAATCTCTTTCCCTCAAGGAGTACTCATTCACAGACTTTGACACTGTGGGTACCTTGATTGTCGACGAAGCCCATCACATCTGTGCGAAGGTGTTTAGTCAGAGTCTCTTCAAGATGTGTCCCCGACATGTCTTTGGACTTTCAGCGACTCCAGAAAGAAAAGATGGTCTCACGAAAGTTCTTCATTGGTTTATGGGTCCAACATTTTTTGCGGTTGAAAGAAAAAATCAAGAACAGGTTGAAGTGTTTCCCGTGACTTTCGATTCAGCAAATTACAGGAACCCACCACCATCTATGCGTAATGGAAAGATTTCCATGCCCAACATGATCACAGAACTCGTCGAGGACAGGGCGCGAAACAAGATGTTGGTGGAACTTGTCAAAAAGGCTTCAGCTGGTACGAGACAGCTGCTCGTTCTCAGTGACCGTCGTCAGCATTGTGAACTTCTCCATCAATGTTTTCCCAAAACATCGGGTCTCTATATGGGTGGAATGAAGGAGGCGGCTCTCCAAGAATCTTCCAAGAAGAAGATCATCTTCGCGACATTCAGTCAAGCCCATGAAGGTCTCGACATTCCAACTCTCGACACTGTCATTCTAGCTAGTCCCAAGTCTGACATTACCCAAAGTATCGGTCGCATCATGAGAGAAACAAAGGGTAAGAAGAATGATCCACACATATACGACGTCCACGATCCGTGGTCTGTATTTACGGCGATGTATTACAAGCGGATGAAAGTGTATCGTCAAGGTGGGTTCAAGATTCATGGGAAGGTTGTCGAAGAAAAGAAGAGTGACTTCCCTCAGGGAAAGTGTCTGTTTTTATAATCTAAACAATTATTAAATGTCTGGCGCATTAATACAACTTGTGTCTAAAGGTGTTCAAGATGTTTATCTCATGAGTGATGAAGGACACTCATTCTTCCGTACGAAGTTTACGAGGCATACGAATTTTTCCCAAGCACCAAAGTTTATAAAAACAATTTCCGTCGATGACACGTCGATCACCATCCCAGTTTTGGGAGATGTCATCAATGGACTCTGGTTTGAAGCTGGTAGTAACAGTCGAGACAACATCGCATCGAATCTTTTTTATAATTCGACGATCGATCTCTTTATCGGTGGACAGAAGATTGATTCGCAACACTTTGATTATTTCAGTGAGATTTGGCCAAATTACTTAGCGGACACGTATAACAAGTCACAGGAACTCAACAACAAGGCTTCTCTTTCCAACAAGTTTTTTGTTCCGCTTCATTTCTTCTTCTGTGATCACAAGGCATTCTTACCCCTGGTCGCACTCCAGAATCATCAGGTTGAGATACGAATTAATTTCAACGAAGCGAACACTGCAAACATCCCCGAGACTGAAAAGCGGGCACATATGTATGGAAATTACGTGTTTCTCGATACGGAAGAACGAGAACGACTTGTGAAACGCTCGATGGATTTTGTCATTACCCAGACACAGCGAATCGAGTTTCCACTCGAAGCCATCACGGACAATGTGACGCAATCTGGTGGAAACAACACCTTTGACATTTCGGCATTTAACCACCCTGTCAAGTCCCTATTTGTTGGATTTGGTGCCAGTCAGATTAACCCAGCTCTCGATCGATTTTCGTTCAAAAACATGGACATGTACATCAACGGTACACCCCTTTTTGAAAATATGAGCCCGACGTATTTCCACACGGTCCAAAACTATTACAAGTCAACCTATGGTAGAACGTACTATAACCCTCCAACCCATTCACCGACGTACACGAGATACTTTGCGTATCACTTTTGTGTAAACGCTTCAGAATATAATCCATCGGGGTCGTGTAACTTTAGTCGTCTCGACAACGCGAAGCTCGTGCTCAGGGGTGTCGAAGCCGTGAATCGACCCCATGCCTATGTGTATGCCGTCAACTATAACGTACTCAGGATCAAGGATGGTTTAGCCGGAATTTTATTCGGTAATTAATGTATATGGCGACGCAGGCAGAAGGCATTCTTGTCACGGCCGGCCAGATTTATGTCAACAGTTTAGATGCCGCACCCAGAGAGACGGATATTATTTCGGGTGTTGCGAGTATCGATGCTGGTGAAATCACAGCGGATGAGATTACAGTTTCGAATCTTAATTTATCCGGTGAACTGATCGCCACAGGTGATACACGGTTCACGGGAATCACGACGCTCAACCGCTCGACGGTGACACAGTTGGGTATAAACGTACCCACCGCTCAACTCTTCAATAATTTTCAGGTTGGTGTCGACGATTTTTCAATCGACACGTCACGTCAAGATCTTGTCGTCATCAACGGGAATGTTGTAGCCACAAACGTATTCATATCAGACACACTCAAAACAAGTTCCGGTACATTTTTAATCGACCAAAACGCATCGAACGTTTTGAAAATTTCTGGAAATACATTCTCTTCGAATGCTACGATAGGTACACAATTGACGGTCGGCTCTGAAGTTACAGCCGATACGGGTGCGAACGTCGCAGTCTTTAAAAACGGTAACGTTGTCGTACAAGATGGTTTCCTTCGGATCATCGGTGATGTAGACATTACTGGAAACCTGGCCATCACAGAGATTCCAGATTATACGAGTGTGAATAACCTCGTGGTTTCGAATGCTGTCATACAGATGGGTACAGGAAACAACGGAACGTACGATACGGCGGTACTCATGGTGGATCAACCGGGTGCCTCGAACATCTTCCTCGGATATACACAAAGTGATGACACGTTTAAATTATCCAGGACTTTTGGTGGACCGACGACAGATACTTTTACACTCGATACCTCAAACACGACAAACCTCCACATTTTAGGTGAGTTGTATACCCAAAACAACACGGGAATCGCAAACACTTCACCCATGCACACACTCGCTGTGGGTTCTAATCTGTACGTGGACGACACTGCGGGTACTTCCAACCTCCTTCACGCGAATGGGTATGGCTATTTTGAAGGTTTGCGTATCGGTGACAGTGGTCTCACTGTGGGTGAACTCATCACACTCGATGCGGACGCGGCGATTCCTATGGTGGTGACGTCCACGATTCAATCGGATGGTTTACAAACAACTGGTGTGAGCCCCGCGGGTATAGCGAATACGAACCCCACGGATACGTTGTCCATCGGTAATAAAGTATTCATCAATATCGCGGCATCAAACACACTCACTATCATAGGTAACACTGCGACGGGTAGACTCGTCACAGAATCTATTGTCGTACAGGATTTCATCGAGGTTGAAGGTGAATCCGGTATTTCGTCGGCGGCGAACGTCATCATTCACGGTGATATATCGGGCGGTGATTCGGTATCAAATACAGTGAGTATCAGAGCAGGTCCCCAGGCGTCGAACATATCCGCCATCGAAGTGAATGGTGGGAAAACATCCGCAAGTCACCAAACAGTTGTTTTCAAAACGAAAAACACGGAGCGTATGCGCGTCTCATCGGAAGGAAACGTCGGTATCGCGAATACATCACCCACGGATAGACTCACGGTTGGCGGTACGGTTCGTGTCATAGGAAGCAACGCCTTTACGATGGGTACCGCGACAAACTACATGAAAGCCTATTCAGATACACTTCTAAACCAAACGAAAATCGAGAGTCGTGTCGGTGCAGGCAAGGGTCTCAATTTCTACGCCAGTACGATTGACTCCATGGGTCTTCCAAAGATGACCATCCTCGAGACAAGTAACGTGGGTATAGGTACGACGACACCCAAGAGTCTTCTTCACACATCGGGTGGAACCGTTCTCATTAATGGCCCACTTCAACACACCAATAGTTTTAATAATGCCGGAACACCGCTAGTCGTGTCAAACACGACATCGATAAGTAACAGTACACTTGACTTGGCGAATGTTATGCATTTGACTCGCGAAGGTACATCCGTTCGAGATGGTGTACGTGCTACATTTAAGATGGGAAAATATGATTTGGAAGTTGGTAAGTCTAGATCTAAGCTCGACGTATTCCTATCCGACGACAGATACACCAGTGAAACGGAAGTGTTGACATTACGCGCGGATGGTCGTGTCGGTATCGGCCATACACAACCCACCGCGTATTTAGAAGTTAAATGCACGGGTACAGCTAATCCAGAAACAAACGGACTACTCGTACACAATCATGACAACGGAGATGCTATCATGGCCGCACAGGCTGATTCACTCGAGGGAAACGCATTCTCTAGTTTTATTCTGAGTGATGGTGCTAACCGTTCAGGTTGGTCGCTTGGTGTCGCTAACAACAATGATTTCAGAATTACACAAAATTATGAACAAGTTGTTGACTCTTCCGCTGTAGCGATGTACATAAGTGACAGTGATCGCAATATTGGTATCGGCACAGATACACCCCGAGGTAAACTCGAAGTCAACGGTAATGTCGTCATCGGTAACCAACTCACGTTTGGTGGTGTGCTCAACGATGAATTTGGTAACTCATTTATACGTGAGCGATTATACGATGTCGATGACGGTATATCCGAAGTTGTGTTCTTTAAAGGAACAGATTCAACTTCGGGTGCGGGTCCAGATCGGATCAGATCCATAGCAGCGGAACACATGTTCCAAATATACTCGACAAATACACCCATCACGGGTACTCTGATTGAAGATGCTATTGAACTTGGAACAAATCTCAACCGCTCGTTGCTCTTACGCAATGACGGTAAAATCATGATGGGTGACCCAAACCCTTTACGAGAAGCGGCACTTGATGCGGGTACGACATTATTCGTGAATGGTGGTGTGGAGTTTGGTGAAACGCAGAAATTAAAGTTTGGTAAACTTGATATTTTCACATCCGGTGGTCTCATCAATACTTTTGATAGTTTAGACACATCACCGATCGTATTTAAACAAAATGATACAGAGTACCTGCGTTTCACACATGAGGGTTTCGTTGGTTTTGGTACAAACGCACCGAATGCGAATGTCCATATTTATTCCGGTGTCACATCGGACATAGATGTTCTCAAACTTGAAAGTCCTGGAACGAACACGAAAACAGGTATTCGTTTGAACACGAACGATGGGTACGGTGGATACGCGCGAGGATACAATACCTCGGGAACGACTCATGGTATTCTATTAGGTGGTATGAGTAACGGGATCGAAGGGGATGGACTTCATGTGATTCATACGAGTAACGTGGGTGTGGGTACATCCGCACCCGCTGCGAAATTCCATGTGTATAACGGTGTCGCCCGGGTAGAAAGTACCACCTCCAGTAACGCCATCATAGAATTCAAAACAACTGGTGGTGTATCCAACATTTACGGTGACGTTTCAGGTAACGTGTATATCGACCCATATTCAAATGAGATGATCATAAACAGTAACCTGGAAGTCACTGGTGATCTCGCGATCGATGGTAAGATTGACCTGGGTAACCAGGTTGCCGTCGATCTCGGTGGTGCCACGGCGAACACGGCACTCCATGTCGGTGGTGGATTCATTTCCGGATCTAACGAAGTGGCATGTAAACGGTATTCTAAGACGTTTACGCGTTTGGGTGGTTCCAGTAAAGATATCCAATTACGATTCGGAAATGCTTCTTTCTACGCAAAGATTGTCGCCATTATACGACAACGGAACGGTGTTCCTACACCTGTCCGTGATATGAGTACACTCGTTCTGGAAGTTCAGGGTGGTACACATGATGGGAGTACATCCATTCTCGATGAACCAATCACAATAGGAACGAAAAATCTGTTTGGTGGGGACACAAACTACCCATGGAGTTCAGATGTAACCGTGGGCACGAAGGGAATTATCATCAAACCCAGTGACCTTTCCTCCGATCTCCAATATTCGTATGATATTCATGTGGAACTCATCTCATCCAAGGGTGGTAAACTCGTAGGACTTTATACACTAAATCCGAGTGTGGACAATTTTTCAGGTACGGTTCTTCAAACATACACATACTAATTCTACTACGAGGGAAGACCCCGCGGTAGACATAGCACATTTATGCCTTCATGGTATCAGAGACGGCGAGCACGATGACGCCGGCAATAAAAGCCATGATGACATAATTCAATTCAGTTTCTTCACGACCGATCAGAGGC